AAGTCAGCCGTCAGGGGCCATTGGCGAAGCGAAGTCATCCGCCTTGCTGCCGCACTCAGGGCAATGCCAGAGGATCTGTTTCCAGAGATCCAACTGTACAACAAGGTTGAGGATAACACGGTCGTCCAAAGGATTGACGCGGATGGGTTTGAAATGCTCGCCAGCGCCTCAAGGATGGCCGGATTGCCTCCAGACAGAGTTGTGGAGATCGACAGCGGCAAGAAGGCTCTGGAGGGCCTCCTATTGAGTTTGACGCCAAAGCAGGAGCGTCTGATCAGGAAAAGATTTGGACTGGGTGCTGAAAGAGAACACACACTGGAAGAGATCGCCGAAGACTTCGGTGTAACAAGGGAGCGGATCAGGCAGATGGAAAAGAAGGCATTCGAAAGTCTGAAATTCCGGGCGTCAAAATTGCTTGAATGGAGAGCAGTCAAGGATCTGCATCACACGCTTATGGAGATCCATAATGGGCAAGAGAACACAGCAAGGTGACGGTATCCTGATACCGCAAAATTCCGAGTTACTTAGAATGGTTCTAACTTGCGTTGTATGAAAGTCAGATGAGTGTTATGTTATAACATTACATTCACGGGAAAATCGGACGAAAAATGACGAAGAAAAAACTCGGTGGAAGGCCAGCGCATCAGGCAAATCCTGCAAGCCGAAGAGGTGTGCAGATGATGGCTGCAAGTGGCCTATTTCAGTATCAAATAGCCGAGGAAATGCAGTTATCCGAGGATACGCTGGTCAAGTACTACAAGCACGAACTCGCAACGGGCTGGTCGAAGGCAATGGCTTTGGCGACGAATGTGCTGGTCACCGAGATGGAGAACGGCGGAGACAAGGCTGTCGATGCAGCGAAGTTCTTCCTGTCCCGTCGTGGCAAAGGCTTGTGGGCTGATACAAAGACGATGGAAGTCAGCGGTCCCGGTGGTGGCGCAATCCCGATTGCGAAACTGGACATCGACGCGCTGGACTACGACGATCTGGAGACCATTGAGAACGTGCTTGAGGTCGCATTGATCGAGGGAAGCACAAAGCAGGAAGCGGCTATCGACGATGACGATGACGAGTGAAGCCTTACTGCTGGCCAAACGGGAATCCGTGAAGCGCAAACTGGTCGGCGTCGATCCGCGTAAACTGCTGTTTGACACTCGGACCAAGATCTACGAGCGCAACCTGTATCGCTTCGCCGAGGCTGCGTGGCCCGCGATTGATCCAGCGCCATTCGTTGGCGGCGGCTTCGCCATGCAAGCGATTTGCGACCATCTGCAAGCCTGCGCTGATGGTCATATCCGAAACCTGATCATCAACGTCCCGCCTCGCTTCTCGAAGTCATCCTTGTGCGGTGTCTTGTTCCCCGCATGGGTGTGGACACAATCCGAGGATAGCGCGACGAAGGGCAATGGTGTGCAGTTTTTGCATGCGTCCTACTCGCAGAACCTTGCCTTGCAGGATTCATTGAAGTGCCGTCGTCTCGTCGAGGGCGATTGGTATACGCAACGGTGGGGTGATCGCGTTCAGTTGCGCGCGGACCAGAACACGAAGAGCCAGTTCGATCTCGTCAGTGGCGGTCGCAGAAACACGGTCTCTGTTGGCGGCTCGACGACCGGCATGGGCGGCACATACCTTATCGCCGACGATCCCAACAACGCCCGTGAAGCGAACTCTGAGGCCGTCCTGCTGTCCACCATCGAATGGTGGGACATGGCTTGGTCGACCCGTCTGAACGATCCGAAGAGCGGCGTGAAGATCGTGATCCAGCAGCGCCTGAATGACCGGGACATCACCGGGCACATCCTGACGCGCGACATCGGCAACTGGACGCATTTGATGCTGCCCATGCGCTTTGAGCCGGATCGCCGGACGTACAATGTGCTGGTGCCTGCTGATGCCAATGACGGCGAGAACGACATCGTGTGGACAGATCCGCGTGAGCAGGAAGGTGATCTGCTTTGGCCGGAACGATTCGGCGAGAACGAGATCGCGGAACTGGAGCGGACGCTTGGGCCATATGCTTCTGCTGGCCAGTTGCAGCAAAGGCCGCAGCCTGCTGGTGGCGGCATCATCAAGCGCACGTGGTGGGTGCCATATGACCGGGATGCGTTCCCCGGCATGGAGGTCACGATTGGATCGGTCGACCTTGCCTTCACCAGCAAGAAGGAGAACGACTACTCGGCCATGACCTGTTGGGGCGTCTGGCACGATGGCGGCGAGGCAACGGCAATCACTTACCGGGACTTCAGCGGTCAGGTCGCGTGGGAGACGAAGGCAGAGCGGAAGGCCGACGTTCCCCGCATCATGCTGACCAATGCGTGGCGCGAGCGTCTGGAGTTCCATGACTTGATTGAGAAGATCGTGGTGACGGCTCGCGAATCACGGATCGACATCCTGCTGATTGAGAACAAGGGGCCGGGCATCAGCATCGCGCAGGAGATCCGGCGTCTGTGCGGCATGGAGGAGTTCTCGGTGCAGTTGGTCGACCCCGGCGATCTGGACAAGGTGGCCCGGCTTCACTCGGTCGTGCATCTGTTCGCCGAGGGTTTGGTCTACGCTCCCACGAAGGTTGGCAACCCGGACCTGTTCCGCGTGTGGGCCGATACCGTGGTCACCGAGGTCGAGGCATTCCCGAAGGGCGAGCATGATGACCTGACCGACACCGTGAGCCAAGCGATCTCATTCATGCGCCGGACTGGCATGATCCAGCGTGGTGTCGAGCGGTCGTATGAGTTGGCCGAAAGCCAGAAATTCACGGGGAATAAACAATTTGTTCCGTTATACCCTGTTTAATTAACGGGTAGCCTGTTGTATTGTTCGTTATGGACAAAACAGGAGGTGTGCATGTCCCAATACCAGATCGATAAAAATATCCCGATGTCTCTCAAGAACATGCGGAGCAAGTACCCGTTCGCGCAGATGGAAGTTGGCGACAGTTTCTTCGTGCCGAGCGACGATGTGAAAAACATCAATGCGCTTCGGCAGTCGTTTTACCGGTACGCCCACGAGCATGGCAGGCGGTTCGTCGCCCAGCATGAGAGCGGCGGCTATCGCGTCTTCCGCGTTGACTGATTAAGGAGAACTAGAATGAAAGTGACAGCATTTCGCGCTGGCCGCATGGTCGGCTGTTCAGCGCAGACGATCTTCAAGATGATCCATCAGGGCATTCTCCCTGCTGGTAGGGATGAGCGCAATTTCTATTCGATTGATGTGAAGGATCTGGTCGAGACGGTGAACCGCGTTGGCCTGCGTCGTCGTGGCCGTCCATTCAAGGACAAGACGAAGGGCGTTAGGAAGCCTGCCGTCATCAAGATCCCCGACGAGGACCGACCCGTTGAGGCTGCGGCTGACAGCAAGCGGGACACAGTGGAAAGTCTTATGAATAGCCTGAGCATTGAGGAGGCCAAGAAGGTCTATGAAATGCTTAATGAGGCGATCAGCGCGCGTATCAAGGAGCATAGGCGCAAGAAGTGGGAAACCGAGCAATGGAAACCATTCGTCGCTGACGAGCATGATGTGCCGCCGTGCGAGGTAGACGTTGAGGTGGATGTCTTCTTGCAGAATGGAAAGCAAGGCACACGGAAGGCCGCTAATTTTTGTTGGGATAATCGGCCATCGACAACTCGTATTGTCGCGTGGCGCGTAACACCGGAGGCATGATGAGCGAACGTCATTGTGATCCGGTCACGTTGGACCATCTCATTGGCTTGCAAAAGCGGCTCGCTGAACAGGAGCGGTTCATCACGAATGCTCTGGACAAATGTGCCGCATTGCAAAGCCAAGTTTGGTCCATGCGAATGAAACTGCTAAAACATAAGAGTGACGAATACGAACGCATTGATCAAATGGAACGCGCACTGCAACAGATCCTGTGGTCAACCAAAGACCCGGTATCGAAACAAATAGCCGACGAAGCACTAGAGGGCTGCTCTGACGGGGGCAGGAACGAGGGCAAGCAAAATGGCAAGACAAGAGAACCTTGAATACTGGCGTGGATTAGCCAAGTGGGGCGACGAGCAGATATCAATACTCAAAGCCCAAGTGGCCGCGTCTGAGCGTGAAATGAAAATGCTGCGTGAAGCGTTGCACAAGATTGCTGAAATCGAACACGAGGACATCCCCAAGCCAACGACGCCGAATGAAGGTTACACATGGACGGTGTTGGCAATGGCAGTTGAGTTGGCCGAGAAGGCATTGAAGGAAAAGCCATGAGTGATGTGGCGGTCAATAACCTTTGTTTTACCGCTTTCGCCATCTTCTTGATCTGGATGATATGGGGGCGGAAATGACCAAGCGCAGTAATGGATCACCGTGGACGGAGGAGAGGCTGTCTGCTGCGTGTGGATTGCTATCTCAAGGGTACTCTCTGAACCAAACGGCAGAAGAGATGGGCATCACCAGACGGGCGCTCACGGAGGGTCTGAGGCGAGCCGGGAGACTGCCTGACAAGCGGTGGGTGTTTAAGGGGGAGAATACAACTGACCTCGTTGAAAGGTTGCGAGATGTGGGCGACCATGCCCGCTTTGTCCCGCACTTGCACCATGAAGCCGCCGATCAAATTGAACGGCTTCAGAATGATGTTCAGGGCCTCAGGGACGCGATTGAGGACATGCTCCAATATATGATTCCTGATTGGGGAAGAAAATTGCGGATTGGTACGATTTACAGGCTTGGAACTTGGGATTGGGAACTACCTAGCGCCAGATCGAAGGAGGAAGAGTGATGAAAATTGAAATGGGCAAGCAGTACCGCACCCGTGATGGCCGGGAAGTGCGGATTTATGCGACGGACGGTGGCGGGGATTATCCTATTCATGGTGCGATGAAGATGGATGATGGTTGGTATGATGAAACTTGGGCTTCGAATGGCCGGTATGAATCTTCGCGAATAATACCATATGATTCCGACCTTGTTGAAGTGAAGCCTCGCATCAAGCGGACGTATTGGTTGAACATTGACGAAGACGGGTACGCGCAAGCCAGAAAAACAAAAGAACAAGCGGACTTGGCCGCGTACAAAAACCGCCTTGCTTGCGTGAAGATCGAAATCGACTGCGAAGAAGGACATGGGCTGTGATGGACATCGTTGAACGGTTGCGTGAGGTTCCACATCAGTTTTCTGAGGAAAGCATATTTGCGAAAAGACTTCGCAGACAAAGAGAGCGCGTAGAAGCCGCCGACGAGATCGAACGTCTGCGGGAAGCGTTAAATATTTTCATGGCGGTAGACCCCGATAAGCCCAGCAACTGGTTGTATAAGCGGGAAAAAGCAGAAGCACTTGTCAAGGAATCCTTGTCAACTGGTAAGCAATTCTTACAAGTTTGGCCGTGGAAATGCCCTATTGGAAAAACAGACTGCAATGAAAATTGCGGAAGTTATGGGTGCGGAAATTAACGTGCCGCACTGAAGGAGGAATCCCATGACTATTGATATTGGACAAAATCTAGCAACCACCATTCAAGTCATATTCGTTGTAATGGCGGTCGCTTGCACAACGTGGATTATCTGGAGGAATGACTGATGGATATCGTTGAACGGTTGCGGAACAAAGGCACGTTTCTGAACCCAGATGGACCTGAAGGAGCCGATGAGATTGAGCGGCTGCGAAATAAAGTCCAGTGGCTTGATATGGTCGAAACAACGGTGATTAAACAACATGCTGAGATTGATGGTCTGCGGGAAGCGTTGCAAAAAATAGATGATCTGTCAGGAAGCGGAGATTGCTGCTCGGCATACGAAATTCTTGTTTTGGCAAAAAAAATCGCTCGTGCCGCACTGAAGGAGGGAGAGTGATGGAAAAAGAAAGCGGGTCAGCCGTGTGCTACTGCTCGTTCTGCGGTAAGTCACAGGAGGAGGTCATGATGTTGATCGCCGGGCCAAAGACGTTCGTCTGCGACGAGTGTGTAGAGTTAATGGCGGAGATGGTGTCACGATACCGTGTCAAACCAAAGGATGGAGAATGATGAATTTGTATGAAATCAAAAATTTGTTGCAGCCAATAACCCGAAAAGAACTTTGGATTGATTGGCTTGAAGGCAAATTGATGGTTTTTGAAAAAGCGGGGAAACGGAAAATTTACGACAGCAAAAATCCATATGATCCGCATAAAGTCATTGCCGCACTGAAGGAGGGGGAGTGATGGAAATGGAACGTAAGATGTGGGACGCCTACGCTAAGCAGGCTGGTGGTGTGACATTCGATGGCAAGCCTTTGCCGACATGGGAGGAACTTGGCGAAGATCGTCAAGCCTGCTGGAGGGCTGCTGCTGGTGTGTGCACCGACGAGATTGATCGGCTGCGGACCGCATTGCGTGAAATTGAAGAGGCCATCAACGCATGGCTGCCCCGTGATTCAGTGATCAAACGAACGATCGTTCGGCGCATTACGGACGCACTGAAGGAGGGAGAGTGATGGACGACATTGTGGATAGGCTTCGGTCGCCTGAGGTACTTATCGTGGAGGCAGGATTGATTAGCCGTGTGGCTTACCAAGCCGCCGATGAGATTGAACGGTTGAGGGAAGATCGTAAGAGGTTGCAAGAAGAAGTTAAACATCTGCAAAAAATGCTTGCAATGGTAAATTTACATAAAAATGCGGGATACAAAGTTAAAACAACAGGATTTGATTCCGCACTGAAGGGGGAAGAGTGATGGGTGTCTGCGGTTGCGTCATACCACGACCCAATTGCACGGTGTGTGGCAATGCAAATCAATCCATGCCCACCGGATACAGCGCAGCGCCACCCATTGGCTGCATCTGCCCGCCTGCCAGTGAGCAGACATGCCAGCGGGAAAACTGCCCAAGGAAACCACAAGAGAGAAAGGATCATCAGAAATGAAAAGTTCAGTTTACGGATCGTGGACGCTCAGGCGTGACGCGGACGTTGAGAAGACAGAAACGACTATTGCGATCATCGATGGTATGCCGCCAATGATGCAGATCAAACAGCGGAAGAATGAAACGGTGGTGGGCAGGGTTTCAATCACCTTGAATGAGGCAGAATACCTTCGTTATCTCATGTCGGAATTTGAGACATTTATGAGGCTCGCCAAGCGGGTTGATGAAAAGGATGATGACGATGATTACTGACAATCCGCATTATGTGACGCCGAAAGAGGCCGGGAAAAAAGACTGCGTTATGCGCCCATATGAGCGTTATTGCGAAGGCCCTCAATGTATGGCTTGGCGGTGGGATAAAGACGCGCCAATGCGGTACAAAGGCGATGGAAATCCTCAGCCGACAGAACAGGCCAAGGGTTATTGCGGGATGGTGCGGTCATGAAGCGCGTCAATTACTACTGGCACAAGCATATCAACAACCCAAACAATTCAATCCCCGATGTGTATGGCACGGTTTATATTTCACCCGGCATGGGGCAATGGGTGCTGATCCGCATTGACGAAGGCAATCAAGTGCCAGAAGGCGCAATCCACTGTGATGATGTGATCAAAATACTGGAGGAGCCAAAATGACTGAATGGCAACCAATAGAAACCGCGCCAAGAGGCATACCGGTTTTCGTAAAATCAATTTTGCATCAAGTTTTTCCATTCAAAGGAATTTACATTGAAGATCGCGAACTGACAAAAACAGGCCATGTGATTGTGAGAGACAAATGGCAGTGCGTGGATAACCCAGATGTTTATGTAAAAACGTCCTTTACTGAAGGATGGTCGATGGAGCCGCCGAAATGACCCTCTTCTTCCTTGGCGGTATGCACTCACACACCGCGATGTACATGGTCTGGTCGCGATACGGGGCCACCAATCTGCCGGATTGGGAATGGGTCGAGGATCTGCCTGAGGGCGTGTCGCAGGTGGCGCATTGGGTAATCAGGAAGACGCCAAAATGATGGGACACCGTGAAAAACTGTCCAATGGCGACGAGTGGGATGCGTTCCATCGGCGTTCACGGAAGATTATACGTTGGCCAAGAAAGGCAATCAGGAAAATCAAGACTGCCTTCTGGCGGCGACAACGCGCAAATGAAAGGACGAATTGCTATGACGACTGATCAAAAAGAAAAAAAACTGCGTGGCCTTTCCGGCATTACCGGCGAGGAGATCCATGAGGAATTCAGGCGGCTCCGCGAAGAGATTGATCACTCCCTGTACGGAGACACCGAAGAGCATCACAAGAACCCAGATTTCTTCTGGATGTGGATATCCATCTTTGCGATCTTGATTGGCGCGATGCTAATATCCGTTGCGGCTTTTGGAAAAGCATTGGTGTTCACTTTTTAGCAAATGCTGCTCTTGATTGCGCCAAAGTCACGGTTCGCCTATACTGGCGGCAAATAGCGAGGACCGACCATGCCTTTGACGCCCGGATTAAACCCTAATGTTAGCCTCTCTGAAGAGCAGGCTCCGGCTCCGACAGACCAGATTGATGTTCAGGTCGAACTGGTGGACGACAAGGAAGACAGGCCCGAAGTCGATATGGAAGGCAATGTCCTTCGTATTGAGCATGGCGACGGTTCAATCAGCATTTCGCTTGATGGCCAGCCCATTGAGAAAGCGCAGCGCAATAAGCCGCAGGGATGGTTTGCGGACCTGTCTGAAGACATTGATGATCAGGAACGGTTTCGCATTGCGGACCACCTGATTCGTGGCATTGAGAACGACCTTACAAGCCGTGAGGACTGGGTAGAGGCACGATCCGAGGGCATCAAGTTGCTTGGCCTCAAGATTGAATTGCCAAGCCTCGCGGGGACGCCTGACGGTGCGCCGGTAGAAGGCATGAGCAAGGTGCGCCACCCGCTTATGCTGGAGGCTGTGTTGCGTTTTCAGGCCAATGCCCGATCTGAGTTGCTGCCGACCGATGGCCCGGTAAAAGTCAGGGACGATGCCAACAGTGGATCGCCGGAACGTGACCAGTTGGCGGACGCCCTTGAAACCGACATGAACCATTTTCTGACGACGACGGCGAAGGAATACTACCCCGACACCGACAAGATGCTGTTCATGCTCGGATTTGGCGGCTGCTCGTTTAAGAAGGTCTACTTCTGCCCGCTTCGTGGCCGTCCGGTATCCGAATCAATCGACGCTGAAGATTTGATCGTGAATAACTCGGCGAC